AGTCCCGTGACCGAGGAAACCATGGCGGGTCTCGCCAAGGCACCGCCACCGACGGCGTTGCCATCGACCGAGGTATCGACGACACCCGCACCCGTCAAGGCACTGCAATCCATCGCGTGGCCGGTGCTCGCGCTTCCCTCAACGGCACCCGTCATTGAGGTTACCTCGAAAGCGTGGGTGGAATACGGCAGCGTCGAGCACCAGAAAATCTGGAAAGCGTTCACGGACCGCACCGACAAGCACGAGGCGCGGTTCATGGCTGCACTGCGTGAGTATTTCCGGCGCCAAAGCGACAGCGTCAGCGCCAAACTTCGGGCCAAAGCCATCAAGGACGCGGGTGACGCGCAGGCGGACCCGTTCAACCTTGCCACATGGAACCGTCAATTGCGCGCGCTCGGGTTGCCGTTGATCGGCGCGACGATGGAGGACGGCGGACAAGCCACGTTGGACGACCTGAATATTGCCATGTCGTTTGACCTCGGAGACCCGCGCGCGGTCACCATCCTTGAGGGGAGGGCGCAACGGTTTGCGCGTGCCGTCAACGAAACGACGTGGAATACGTTGCAACTGAGCCTGGCGGCCGGGCTGGCGGCTGGCGAGGACATCCCGACATTGCAGTTGCGTGTGGCGCAGGTATTCACCGACGCCGCGACGTGGCGAACCGAAGCCATTGCGCGCACCGAGGTCATCGGCGCATCCAACGCGGGCAGTCTTGAAGGTGCCAAGCAATCCGGCGTCGTCACCGGCAAGAACTGGCTTGCGGCACTGGACGCGCGGACCCGCGAGACGCACGTTGTGGCACACCGTGACGCGCGGAACCGCAACGTACCACTCGATGCCGATTTCCACGTCGGCGATGACACCGGACCTGCACCACACCAGTTGCCATCGGCGAAGGAAGTCGTCAACTGTCGGTGCACCATGACCTTCGAAACCGACTGAGGACGCGATGAACGACAAGACCTACACCGACGCAACGTACCAGGCCAAGCAGGTCGGCGCGGACGGCGTGCCGATCTACACGTTCCTGTTCACGAACGACCGGCTGGACCGTCAGGGCGAGGTCGTCACGCTCGAAGGATGGGACTTCACGCAATACCTGACCAATCCGGTCGTGCTTGATAGCCACCAATACACGAGCATCGAGGCCATCGTGGGCCGATGCGTGTCGATCAGCCGCAGCGACGCGGGCTGGCTGGCTGACATCCGCTTCAACGAAAGCGAATACGGCGCGCTTGCGCGGTCGCTTGTGGAAGGTGGAGACCTTCGCGCGGTGAGCGTCGGGTTCCGGCCGCTCGCAATCGAGTACCCGGACATGGCGTCCCTGCGCGCATCACGGGCGTTCGATGACGACACCATCAAGGCGCTCGTGACCGTTGCGCCGGACCCACGCACGGCGGTGCGACATGTTCGGAAGGAACTCCTCGAGATCTCGGTCGTGCCAATTCCGGCGAACGCCGACGCGATCCGCGTCAGGTCCGTTGACCCGCCGGTGACGACATCCGGTACCGCCATGTCGGTGACGAAGATCGAGGCACCCGGCTGGTTGCGCCAGAACGCGCGTCAGGGTCTTGAGTGGCACGCGGACGGACTGTCCGGCGACGGGGTCACCGAGAAGACGCTGGCCGAGGCGCGGTCGATGGCGGGCGGCAACGTGTCGGCCGACAAGGCGGCGCGCATGGCCGCATGGTTTGCGCGCCACATGGGCGACCTTGACGCGCCGTCTGCGGACCGTGGACATCCCGACTACCCGTCACCAGGCGTGGTCGCGCATGCGCTCTGGGGCGGTGGCAGCCGCACCGAGAGCGAACGCGCCGCAGCGTGGGCGCGCGGTCAGTCCGGCAAGGGCGCTGACGCGTCACCGCCAGACCGTGATATCGTTGTGGCAAGCACCGCCTTTGTGCGGGACGTGTGGCCGTCGGTCGCGAGCGCGATGCTCGCGGTGCTGACATCCACGGCCGATGACGCGACGCGACGTCGCGCCTACAACGGTCTTGAGCGTGTGTACAAGGTGCTTGGCAAGGAGCCACCCGAGTTCATGAACGCCGACACGGTCGCCAAACTTGGCACCGCCGAACGGAACGGCATGTTCTGGGAGGGCGAGCCGGGCCATGTCAAGGCCGCGGGACCGATCAGTCCTGAGACCGAGGCACTGATCCGACAGGCGCACGACCTGCTCATGCGCGTCGTCGAGGCACTTGACGAGACGCCTGAACCCGTCGTCACGGATCGACCACCGACGGATGAACCCGTCATGTACCAATCCGCGGACCCGTTCCGCGCATTCGACCCGCAGGCTTTGCGGGCATTCCTGGAGACACGCAAGTGAACACCGACGAGATCGGCATCATCCTCAGTGACGTGCAGGCACGCCTGAAAGGGCTTCCAGAGCACGTGACCAGCGACGCAGCCTTCGAGGCACGCGCCGCACAGATCGCCAAGCAGATCATCGACGCGGAGGTCGCTAACCCGAACAGCGAGTTCGTGCGCAAGATCCGCTTCGGCACCGACCAGAAATTGGTTGGTTCCAAGTTCGCCCGGCATAACCTCAACATCAGTGACGTCGAGTTCCTCTACGACATCGCCGTCGCCGAGCAGCGCAGCGGTCGTGGACGCGGACCATCGCCGGACCTTGAGAACGCGTTCAAGGCGATCTCCGAGGCTTATTACCTGCCGGAGGCCGAGGTCAAGTCGATTGACCAGCGCGCCATCGACAACCTGTTCCCACGCGTGCCGGTCAGTTCCTTTGCGGGCGCTGATCGCGAACTCGCGGCCAAGGGCATGTGGTGGGCGACCAGCGCGTACCGCAAGGCAATGGACTCGGCCGAGAGCGGCTTCGGTAGCCAGTTGATTGGCGCGCAATACGTACGTGACTTGTGGATGTCGGCGCAGGCCGAGAGCCGCATCATGGCGCTGATCCCGCAATTCGAGATGACCGACCCGACGGTGTATGTGCCAGTCGAGGCGGACTTGCCGGAGATGCTCCTGTTCTCCGAGGCGACCTCATCCAGCGCGTCAGCCAACACGTCGACGAAGACGGGTAGCAACCGAGTCACCATCACCGCGTCCAAACTCGGCTTCAACCAGTATTGGTCAGGCGAGTTGGACGAGGACTCCATCATCCCCTTCGTGCCGTTCCTGCGGGCGCAGTTGGCACGTGCCACCGCGCATTACATGGACAGCCTGATCCTCAACGGTGACACGACCAACAGTGCCACCGGCAACATCAACCTGGACGACGCCGACCCGGCTGACACCAAGCACTACCTGGCGTTCGACGGCATCCGCCATGCGGGATTGGTTGACAACACCGGGAACAAGAAGGACGCGGCTGGCGCGGTCACATGGGGTCTTCTCAAGGGCCAGCAGTCGCGCATGCGATCGGACAGCCTCCTTCAGGATTGGGGCCATCCGACCAATCCGGCGGACCTGATCTACGTCGCCGATCCTGACACCGCCGACAAGTGCGCGAGCCTTGATGAGGTCATATCGGTCGACAAGTTCGGACCATCGGCAACCGTCCTGACCGGACAGTTGGGGCGCATCGGGCAGTCGCCATTGATCACGTCGATGGCAATGTCCAAGACGGAGGCTGACGGCAAGGTCTCAACGACCGGGGCGAACAACGTCAAGGGCCAGGTCGTCGCATTCAATCGCAACGGCTTCCGTCTCGGCTTCCGTCGGCGCATCCGCGTCGAGACCTTCCGCGACATCAAGACCGACCAGTTCGTGATCGCGCTCTACGTCCGTGCGGGTCTCGGCCGGTACTCCGGCACGGGCGCTGCATCGGGCATCGAGGCAGCCGACGTCCTGTACAACATCACCGTCGCCTAACACGCGACACCAGCCGATGGGCAGGTGACGGTCGGGCGACCGACCGTCACGCTTGCCTGAAGGAACGCACACATGACCGCCATTGAACGCATCATTTCCAAGGGCCAGTTGATCGCATTGCACTTCGGCCAGGCCGACGTGGCTGACAGCCAGACGGCTGTCGCCATGAACATCGTGGAGGTGCGCGACAGCGCCGCAACCACTGACGACGTGCTCGCGGTACCGGGATACACCCTGCCATTCGATTTTGAGATCGTCGGCATCAGCGTCCGCGCAAGCACCGCACGCACGGCCGGGACGCTGACCGCCGATGCCACGATTGATGGCACCGTCACCGGATTGCAGGCCGTGCTCAACGCGACTGACACTACGGCGGCGTACGCAAAGCAGCCTCGCGAGAGCGACCGCGGCGTTGCCGGATCGTACGTCGGCGTCAAGTTGACCACGGCATCATGGACGCCGATCACCGCCGACATCGTGGTAACGGTATGGGTGCTGGCGTACCTCGAAGGCATCTAACACGACGGGTGCAGGTGCGTGCCGGTCTCCGGCATGCGCCCATGCACCGTGCAATTCTGGAGGTTTACGATGGCGCGTCAATCCGGCGTGACGGCAATGCAGACGGCGGCGGTAGCGACGGGCGCGGGGACGTCGATCCTCATGGCGGGATACAACCGGGCCATGTTCCAAGTGAGCGGCACGTTCGTCGGGACGATCACCTTCCAGGGGACCGTTGACGGGACCAACTACGTGACGTACGCGCTGTCCGACCTGTCAACCGCAGCGCGCACGCACTCGACCACGCAGACCACGCCTGGTGTGTACATCGCTGACGATGCCTCCGGCTTGACGGCGATCCGCGCCAACATCACGGCGTATACGTCCGGC